TGCTGTAGGATTAGATATAACTAGTATATTACCAGTACTATCCCATGATTTAACTACACCAGTAGATCCAGAAGTAGTAGCCGCAACGGTTTCACCTACAATAAAATCGCCAACAACATTAGTTAATACAACTCTAATACTGTCTGCAACAGCTGGGAATGGATATAATACATCATAAGTATATGAATCAGTCACATTTGCATTTGTAGGATTGGTAGTAACGGTTTGACGTTCTAACAATGCATTATTTTGTGCATCAAAATTAAAGAAGTCATTTGTTACTTTACGTATTGTTTTCTTGTTCTGAACTGCTTCATAGAAATTAACTCTTGTTTCAAACTCTAATGAATATACAATAGCTCGTCTAGTTATAAAGTCACCTTCATAATCATCATTCATTGTTATACCAGTAAGAACAATAGGTATATCTGACTTAATACCAATTGCAGGAACCTCATTAATAGTCACTGTATAATCTGGTTTAAATGTTGGTAGAATTTGTTCTAAAATCTGTAAAGCTTCATCTTGGTTTTTTGTCATGATATTTAATTGAATACCAAGACGATATGGAGTAGGTGTTCTTACAGAATTACGAGTGTTATTTGTAATAGAGCCAACTCTAATTTCATTTGTTTTATTAACTGTTTGTGTAGTATCATATGTCATTGAAGTGATTTCAAAGGACATTCTCGGTAACTTAATTGCTAACTTTGCATCACTTAAATTACTTTGATCTTGTACCCTAGCCAAAAACTTAGACCTAGGTCCATAAGCTAAAGGCACTTTGATAGTTTGCAAAACGTTTCCACTTGCATCATCTTTATGGACTTCAATATTATTAAATAAGGTACCAAATACGGCTATTGTTCGCCTGATAGCAGCATGATAGAAATAAGTTCCGAACATTATGTAATTTCTCCGAATGGATTGGACTCTGTAAAGTCAATTATATTATCACCAAGTGTTTCAAAGTCTTGGTTTTGTGCATATGGATCACCAGACATAGCTAGTTCAGGTGCATCTACCTGTACGTACCAAGTTGCACCACTATCTAAGCCAGTAATAATATCAGCAACTAAACTACTAACTTTGAACTTTCTTGCAGTTCCATCGCTACCAACTTCATTAATAACTGTAAGAGTACCAACACCAACTAAAACACTGAAGTTTACAACTTCGGCAGTTACATATATTGGTGCACCTAGCTGATCAACTTCACCAGTGTTTTGTCTAATTGTTTCACCAGGAGTAAAATGACCCGATCCATTATTAACTGTAAATACTTGCTGATATGAATAACGTTCTTGTAACTCATCAACCTCGCGTATACCAGTTTCAAGTTCCTCATTAGAGTACTCAAATAACTCACATTCCAATTTATATGTTGGCAAGTTATTTAATTGGTAAAATGGCTGTTCGTGTTCTACAAAACGTATTTCAAATAAAGATCTTGATAATGGTAAGTATACTAAGTCACCTTCACTTGGTCTTGTGTCATTAATTGAGTTATTGTAAAACCCTACTAAGTTTTCCCAACGTTTACGTGCTACTACAAATGTTGCTTGATCTCGTATTTCAACTCCAAACTTTCCAAGTAAGTCTCCTTCACCTGCAAAGCCTTCAGAAGTTTCAATGTACATTTCAATAGTGTACGCATCGGTAAATTTAGAATAGTCTTCATTTAAGAGTTCATCGCGATTAATTAGCTGCCTAGGAATGTATATGACATCTTGCCCATACATCTTAAGCGACTCAATAACAATATCCTCATATAGGTTTTGTTCGGTTTTTACCTTAGGACTAAAATATACATTAGTTGCCATGTTTTTATCCTACATAGAATTCTGGCATAGCTTCGTATTTTAGTTGCATCTCTTCTTCGATTTTATCAATCTCTGCGTTTGCTTCTTCTAAATACTGCCGACCATTTATCTGAACTCCTCCAGGTAATTGCATACCCTCGAACTTAGATAAGTTTTGACCCCATTGTCTTTTAATAAGAGCTGTTGTGTATCGTTTAAGAAACAGATCATTATATACTTCTGCATGTGCAGTTGGATCTATAACTGAATAACAATCTACTACAATAAACTTACCTACCGGTAAATCGGCTGACCAATCTACATCAATATAAAGTCTATTTGAATTTCGATTAAACCTTACTTGTTCTGCACCATTTAGCTTCATATCAAGCATTGATAGGTACTGTTGTGTCTGTTCATAATGAGCAAGTGATCCAATAAAACCTAGATCATAAATGTCATTAAGCCTCAACTGATATCGTGCACTAAACATGTTATTGCTTGATGCAGAACTATCAATTGGAAATATTCTTTGTACTGTTGTAATTGTGGAGGGCAGAGTAATATACTCATTAGTTACATCAGTTGCAGTAATGGCATACTTATAGTAATTTTTTACGATTGCATCTGAATGATACTCTTGGTAAAACTGTAAAGCTTCATCAACTCGATCTTCTAACTGATCTTCGTCAACGTTAACTTCAAGCACGGGCTCACCAAGCCTACGAAGGCAATGCGTAATCAGTTCTGCTCTTGTGGTTGGATTTGCCATAATAGTATCCCATAAATTAACTGTTCGATACTATTTATACGTTTTAAGAATTTAGCTTAATAGTTTAATCGTTAGTTGGTTGTGAACATTATTTCCACCATAAATATCACCACTACCAATGTAATATAAGTGCACGTCAAGTATATCATTTACTGCACACTGAACAATAGTGCTAGCAGACACGTTTTGTTCTTCGGTTGACGCACTGCTGTATTGCCATACTAAAGATCGATCTGAGAGGCTTCCCGACCATCCAACACTTTGCACAACTCCATTTTTACGAACATTTGTTCTATGACCATTTGTACAATTACGAAGTAGGTAATTGAAAGACACTTCATAGTATCCAGCTTTTGGACAAGTATATCGAGAAGTAGATGTACTATGCGCGCTGGCAGTATCGATAGATATATTGCTGTACGGTATAACACCAGTTGAACCTAAGCTACTATTTGAAAATGCGCTAAGAATAACAGGAGATGTAATGATTGGAGGACTTGCTAGTGTTAGAGTTCCATCATTTGCTATTGTAATTGCAGTATTGCCGGTTGCTGATTGGATTGCACCTACTTTTAATGTACTCATTGTGCAATCTCCTGAATAAGCATACGTGAAATTGTTCTATCATCAAATTCGGTTGATGTCCTATCGGGAACAGATCTATTAATGTACTGAATATTAGCAGAGAGTCTTCCTGATCCTTGAAGCTTATACGTAATTGAATTTGTAGTTGCAGGTGAATCTAAAAAAAGCATAGTGTGATTGTGCATAATTCCATGCGCATTTGACTGAGTTTGATCAGTCGTTTGCATAGACGTTCCTCTATGTCTACTATCTCCAGCACCATCAGCATTTGCCCCTAATAAAGTACTATTTCTTAAAAGATTTATATATGTTTTGTAGTAATCACTTGAGGCTGAAACATGGAAGTATATCAAAAATCTACTTGATGCGGTAACTGGTGTAAGAGTAATTGAAAGACCACTTATATCAACAAAAGTAAACCCTGATATAGTTTGAGTATCGGTTTTAGTAACTTCATAAGTGTTAATAGTATTTCCATGAGCTAAAAGATTTTTACCAGATGCAAGAACAATATCTGTTCCAGTTTGTGCTGTAAGTGTATTAACTGCTAAAGTGCTCATCCGATTAAGTATCCCATAAAATACGTGTGTGGACCATGTGTAGTATTATTGATGTTATAATAAAGTGTTTGTGAACTATTTGAATCTGAATAAAGATCTATTGTATCACCCACAGATAACTGCTCTATAATAGAAATAGTCATTGATTCATCATTAGCTGTAGCATTAGCAGCGGCCGTCACTAAATCCACATTATTATTTTTTCTAATTTTTAGTCTTTTATTACCAGCACCGTCATTGTAGTATCCTTGACCAAAAAAGTAATAAATTCCTGCAACAGGAGCCGTAAACTTATAAGTGGTGGTATTCCAGCAATTGCCTATGTTTATTCTTGTTAAGTTAAGTGGAAGTGTTCCCAGTGTAAAAGCTTGGTTACCTCCAGTACGTCCGGCCAAAAACGCAGGTCTTGCAGGAGTTGTGATTCGACCTCCGGCATCAATAGCCGCGGCACTTGTACCGGTTGCGTTAGTAATTGAATCGACTGCTAGAGTACTCATACTATTGCAAGCCTCCCTCCGTTAGCAAT